TTCCTTCTTGGTTTAAACGATGATATAATCTTTAGATGGAGGCAGGGCACCACCACATACCCCCTGCTTCCTTTTAAGGATTATTTATGAGTTTAGGATTTGACGCAATATCAGCATTACCATTTGCCGCTTCAGGCAATGAAGGTAATGTAATTATTAATGTTACTGGAAATGCATTAACTTTATCTCTAGGAGCTTCTACAGCTACTGGTCAAGCAGCCAATGTAATTATAGGTTCAGATCCATTAACTTTAGCTAGTGGACTAGTTACACTTACAGCTGATGCTAATGTTAATATTACAGCATCTCCTTTAACTTTAAATTCTGCTTTAGTTACACCTAGTGGAGCAGGAAATATTAGCATAAGTGGAATGCCTTTGACTTTAAAGGCTAGCAGTGTTACAATAACAGGTAGTGCGAATATAGATGTGAGTCCTAATCAATTGACTATCTCATCTAATGAATCAGGGGTAATTACTTGGAACCCAATCATTCCAGGTGCAAACAATGTTTGGAAAGAAATAGAACCTTATTAAATTATGGCATCATCATATTCATCAGATTTACAATTAGAACTCGTAACAACCGGAGAAAAAGCTGGTCTATGGGGTACAATTACAAATAACAATTTACAAATTTTAGAATTATCAGCTAGTGGTTATTATACAGTAAGTATAGCTGCAGCAGATTTAGCATTAGCTTTAGATAATGGTTCTGCATTAGGAGATACTACTGCAACTGGTAAAAACTTAATGATAGAAGTTACTGGTACTTTAGCAGCTAGTAGAGTTATTACTATGCCAACAGGTGCTGAAAGAATATTTATAGTTAAAGATAGTACAACAAGATCAAACTCTAATTATACTATTGGTGTACAAAATGTAGGTGGATCGGGGAGCGGGATTGTTCCTGTACCTGTCGGATCTACATGTGTATTTTATACAGATGGTACTACTGCAAATTCTATGAAACTTGCAGGGATTTTAAAACAAGGAAATGTACAAGTTCAAACAGGAACTAACACTCCTTACACTGCAGTTAATGGTGATGTAGTATTTGGTGAAACATCTAATGGTGGTGGAGGTACAATTCAAGTTACTTTACCATTGTCACCAAGTGCAGGCGATACAGTAACTGTAATGGATGCATCATTAAGTGGAGGATTTGCTTCTAACAATTGTACTATATCTAGAAACAGTCAACCTATTCAAGGTTTAACTTCTGATCTTGTTTTAAATACAAATAATCAAGCAGTAACTTTAGTTTATACAAACGCAACTAAAGGTTGGCAAAAACAATCAACGAATTCATAGGAGCAATTAGATGCTCACTCAAGTAAAGTTTGCTCCCGGAATAGACAAACAAGACACTAGTGTTGGAGCGTCAGGTCGTTGGGTTGATTCAGACTTAGCTAGATTTAGATATGGACTACCAGAAAAAATAGGTGGTTGGTCTTCTTTACTTACTGATACTATTGTAGGTGTAGCTAGAAAACAACATTCGTTTGTTGATAAAGACGGTAATAGATATGTTTCTATTGGTACCGACAAATTTTTACTTATATATTTTGAAGGACAACTTTTTGATATTACTCCTGTAAAATCTACAATTTCAAGTGTTGTAATGTCTGCAACAGATGCATCACAAGAAGTTACATTAACTTTTTCTTCAGCACATAATTTAGAATCAGGAGATATTATTTTACTAGATAATGTAACCGTACCTGTTGGTATTGGTTTAACTGATGCTGCTTTTGAAGATAAATTATTTCAAGTAACTAGAGTAACAAGTGATTTAGTTGCAATTATTACAGGTACACAAACTACAACAGGTGCTGCTGGAGGTGGAGCATGTGATGTAATTCCTTACGAACGTGTTGGTCCCGCTGCACAATCTTATGGATATGGTTATGGTGTTAGTCCATATGGTGGTACTGTACAAGGAGCAGCTACAACTACTTTAAATGGTGGATTAGATGCCGACACTGCAGGTACTGGTGGAGTAGGAACTACAATTAATGTTACATCAAATGCATCTTTTCCTACAGCAGGAACTATTGCGGTTGGAACTGAATTAATAAGTTATACAGGAAAAGGCACAAACACTTTAACAGGTATTACTAGAGGTGTAAAAGGAACGGCAGTTGCAGGAACTACAGGACAAGCTCACACTACAGGTGCAACAGTTACAAATGCTACAGATTTTTCTGGATGGGGTGATGCGGTAGATGCAGGTACTATTATTTTAGAACCTGGACTTTGGTCTTTAAGTAATTTTAGTGACACACTAGTTGCAACTATTGCAAATGGTAAAACTTTTACATGGGATTCTTCTATTGCTGCAAGATTATCAACAAGAGCATCAACTACAACATCAGGATTTCAAACTACTAATAATCCAACAGCTACAAGAATAACTCTTATATCACCAACAACACGTCACTTAATTCATCTTGGAACCGAAACAACTATTGGTGATTCAACAACACAAGATGATATGTTTATTAGATTTTCTTCAGCTGAAAATATAAATGACTACACACCTTTAGCCACTAACTCTGCAGGTACACAAAGAATACAAGATGGTACAAAAATTGTAGGAGCTTTAGTTGCAAAAGAAAATATTTTGATATGGACCAACAATGCATTGTATACAATGAAATTTGTAGGTGCACCTTTTACATTCGGGTTTGAACAAGTTGGTACTAACTGTGGATTGATTGGTAAAAATGCAGCTGTTGAAATAGATGGTGTTGCATATTGGATGTCTAATAATGGTTTCTTTGCATTTGATGGTACAGTAAACTCACTACCTTGTAGTGTAGAAGATTATGTATTTGACGATGTAGATACAACTAAAGGTCAACAAGTTAATGCAGGATTAAATAATTTATTTACAGAAGTTGTTTGGTGGTATCCAACAGCAGGATCAGATTTTAATAACAGGTCAGTTAGTTATAATTATGGTGAAGCAAAACAACCACCATTAGGTACATGGGTTACAAATACTAATACAAATTTCAATAGAACTACTTGGATGGATACACTTATTTATCCTCAACCTTATGCAACTTCATATAATAGCACAGGCACAGGAACTTTTCCTGCTGTGGTAGGTGAGTCTGGTTTAGGTAACACAACTTATTTTGCACAAGAAACAGGAACAGATCAAATTAATCCAGATGGTAGTACAACTGCTTTAGAATCTTTTATTCAATCTTTTAGTTTTTCATTACAACCAGATCAAAGTGAAGTATTTTTAGCTATGCGTAGATTTTTACCTAACTTCAAAGTATTAACAGGTAATAATCAAATAACAATTTCTGTAAAAGATTTTCCTGCAGACAATGATGTTGCAACTGCATTGAGTCCTTTTACTGTAAATTCAACAACAACTAAAATAGACACGCGAGCACGAGGAAGATATGCAAATTTAAAAATAGCTAATACAGCGGCTGGTGAATCGTGGAGATTTGGTACATTTCAAGTTGATATACAACCCGATGGAAGGAGAGGATAATGACAAAAATTGTAGTAAGATTACCAGAACCTCGAAAAGAATATAGTGAGGATAATCAAAGACAAATTAATAGGTCTATAAGTTTGATTGTAGAACAATTAAATGCTACATACCTTACACAATTAAAAGAAGATCAAGAAAGATTTACTTGGTTTGTAAATTAAATGGCAAATATATATAAAAATTCTAAACTAGATTTAACTACTAACACAGTTACTACTTTATATACTGTACCTTCTAACTCTAGAGCTATTGTAAAATCATTATTAGTTAGTAGTGACAGTGGTAGTGATACAACTATTACTGTAGATTTATTTGATGGTGATCCAGCGTCAGCTAACAAGTTTACTTTATTTAATGTTAAAGCAGTTGTTGCTAACACATCAGAACAACTATTAACAGAACCTTTAATTATGTTAGAAAATGAAGTATTACAAGTAACAGCAGCAGATGCAGGTAGATTGTTTACTACAGCATCTATATTAGAAATAAATAGAGAGGACGTATAATGCCGTTTGTAAAACAAAAATCTGAAAAGATATATGAAAAACAAGTAGATGGTAAAACTATACCAGTTATTACACCTGAAGTAATATTAACTATTACACACAAAGAAACAGGAAGAGAGTATCTTTCAGAAAAGGAAGCAGAAGACGATATTAACAGCCCACATACAAGCACTACTAAAGATCATATTAAGAGAGACGTTGAGATAAAGATAGCAGAAATGCCTCCTCTTGGTGGATCTAGTGAAATGTAAGTTGGTTGACTAGACGTGAAAATTCTAGTAAATTGGTATACAATAGCATATATACAAGTCTTGCGAACTTGCTTTTCAACAATATAATATAGATAAAATATGGGATTTTTAAAAAAAATATTTAAACCAATATCCAGAGTATTAGACAAAGTAATACCCAACGAAATTAAACCAGCATTACCATACCTTGCTGCATTTGCGCCTTATTTATTAGGTCCAGGTATAATGGGATCGAGTATGGGAATGAGAGCTTTATCAAATTCAGCATTAAACGCAATAGGTCAGTTATCACAAGAAGGTAATGAAGGAGAATTAAATCCTTTATCTTTATTATTAGCAGCAGGTCAAGGTGCGGGTACAGCTGAAGGTGCAGGAAAAACATTAAGAGGATTTAAAACTAGACCAGAAGCAATACCGGGAGGAAATATGCCAGGTCAAGGTATAGGTGGTTTTCAAGGTTCTGAACTAACAGGATTACAAAAAGCTAAAAATTTTAGTTTAGAAGGTTTAGCAAATTTATCAGATAAATTAGGTGGAGCTAGAGATACTTTACAAGGTGCGTTAGATATGGATCCAACTAAAGCTAATTTAGAAAAAATAACAGCAGCAGGAGCAACTCCTTTTTCACAAGCAAGTGGGGATGTCGTTTATGGAGAGGCTATAAGACAGAAAAAAGATTATGAAAGATCAGAAGCACAAAGATTAGTAGAAGAAGAAATGAGACAAAGAGGATTAGATGAATCTTATATTAGTTCTATTA